CTTTCCTGTGGCTCAACCAATTCCCATTCATCACCCATTCTTATGACAATTCCTAACTTTGCTAACTTACGGCAAGCGAGTTCCACAAAAGCGTCTTGGTTATATTCCAACGTATCATCAAATATATACGTTGCTACCCATTCGGCAAATTGCTCTGCCTTTGACTCTTGCTCGACGGGTGGTAAATCCTTATAACACTCGGTCAACAATTCCTTGTAACTCTCTACCGTCCTATCAGTATCAAGTGCCTTATCCATTCTATCTAATGTGTTTAATACCGCCTGTCTGCTTATTAAATCACCGCTTGGCTCTTGCTCTAGTGCCTTGATTGCCATATCAAGTGCTTCTTCCTGCGTGACATATCTGACCTTGTGGATTGTATCGTTGCATTCATCTTTCATCTCTTTGAGATATTTGATTGCTTCTTCTCTTAACATTCAGCTTCTCCCTTCTATAACATCTGCCTGAATACAGCTTCTAATACTGTCACAACTATTGAATTACCTGCTTGCTTATACAGTTTGCTATCCGGGTTGACCGCCTTTGCCTTGTCGAAATCCTCATCCGTGAATCCCATCAATCGCCATGTTTCTCTTGGTGTCAATTTGCGGATTCTGTATTCACTTTCAACCTTGCAGACCTCTGTATCTGTCATTATCGTTGGACTAATCTTGCCCATACATTGCACCCTACCTCTCCGAGTGGTACTTGTAGGAAAGCTGAAATCTGCCAGCCCCCCCCTCACACACTCTATATATCCTTGTTTTGTTGCTTGTTTGATTCTGATTGTGTCCATCGTTCTACTATCAAAGGCTCGTTACTTGGAATGTGTTGCCCCCCCCCTACCTACTTTTGCGCAGATACAAGGGCAAATCATGTCTTTTCTCGGCCTTGCTCCATCGTCATATCTGAAATCCATTATCAATACTGTTTCTTTTTGCATATCACAAAATCTTCTCCTAGATTGCTTGTGCATTTACCCTTTTGAGCCAAGATGCAATGCGCAACTTTTGTCTGTCTGGCTTCAAATTCAATCTTTGTTCCTCGGAATCCTCTCACACACACAACTGCCATCTGATCGTCTGTGTCCAACTCCTTTGTCATATCTTGCACAGATGCAGTTTGCGACTCTGTTCCGTTTGGGATTGTCGATTGTGAAGTCCACAACGATTCTATCGTCTGTCTGTCTGTCTGTCTGTCTGTCTGTCTGTCTGTCTGTCTGTCTGTCAAGATGATGCCCTTATCTTCAAGCTTGTCAAGCAAAATATCCGTTTTATCGTTGTTTAGATAATATTTTTCATCTACTTGACCTTCTTCCAGATATTCATCCACATATTTTTCTAACTTCTGCGGTTTAGGAAACTTGTATTGATACTCACCGAGAATACTGACCATGATTGTCCGATCTCTATGCTGCGGAGTACCATATTGTGAAGCTTCCATATTCTGCCAGTAAGAGGAATATCCGATACTTGTCAAAAAGTCTATCCATGCTTGAAAGTTCCGCATATTTTCGCCTTCAGAATGCACTTGTATGACATTTTCCATCACAAGCACTTGTGGCAACTCTCTCTCTCTCTCTACAAGCTCACGCAGGAGCCGTTCTACTTCCCATAACAATCCTGATCTGGTCGATTCGCCCTTTGAGTAGCCACGCATTTTGCCAGCCACGGACAAATCTTGGCATGGAAAGCTATATGTGCAGATATAACAGTATTTATCAGTATCGGTAATATTTAAGTCCTCACCATGTATCTTCTGTATGTCTGTTGGTTTGAAGTCTGTACCATGTATAGCGTTATATGACCGAACAGGTGCATCTTCCCATTCCACTAACAGATGGTGTTCAAAATTTGCACCAATGTTTCTCAATGCCATTGCTTGTGATCCTATTCCACCAAATAACTCAATCAATCTAATAGGTTTATCAATCTTGAATGGTTTGCGGATATAGTCGAATATGTCCATTTGACCATCAGGAATATAATTAAGGTTTTCAAACATATCATTTATTCCCTCCAACCGCATACTCAATAAAATTCTTAACCACCATGCACTGCAAAGCCGATTCCAAATCAATCAAGCCATGTGTTTTCATATACTTGTCAACATAGTCCTTGATTCTGGGATTGGTCTTGTATAATTCCATGCTATCTATCAAACTCATTTATGCTTCTCCTCTCTGTATATTCCTTCCAGAAGGTCTATTGATCCGAGTATCATCTTGCTTGTCATCTCTCTGAAATACTCCGGCATATCTTTGGTGGAATCATATATTGCGTTTGATTCTTCCCTTATGCCATCCCAGACAGAATCTTCCTTGCTTGTGGCTAATGGAATATACTTCTTTGTGAATTTCCATACTTGAAGTATGATATTGTATGCTTTCTTATCCATGTCCTTATCCATGTTTTTCTCCTTAAAATCTTGTTACCATTTGTTACCATTTGTTACCAGTAAAAAGTAACAGAAGAAAGTCAGTATTTATGCGGTCTAGAGGGGTGTTTTTTTGGCTTGTTACTTTGTTACCAAAATTTTCTCGCGCGCATAAGGAACAAAAAAGGGACACACACACATTTTTTCTTTTCTATATGCACAAAATCAAAAGTAACATTGGTAACAAGTAACAAATTATGTTAATCGAATGGAAGTTTTAAATCATCATCTATTGTGATAAATTCGCCATTCTGTGACTGTTCATCGGTTTCACTATCATAAGTTATGTTAATCACAGCCGCCTTAAAAACTCCATTTTTACCTCTGACATTTTTCGTAACATTTCCCTTCGGATCGAGTTCAAGTAAACCTTTTTTCTTGCACCAACTTAAAAATGCTTTTGCCTGAAAACCACCTTCGGATAATTGTCTTTTTAGACTCTTAATACTAAATGCGACTACATCATCCGACTTCATAAAGCCCCATCTCTCGATCTTGTTCTCTTCGTCTTCGTCAAACCTTGCCGGATTCATGGCTACTGTTGCAACGATATACTCATAGGCTCGTTCATGCTCTGATACCTCGTCCTTATTCCGCAGATATCGGACACAATTATTCACATCAAGGGTTATTCCGTCTGAAAAGAGATACTTCTCTGTCAGATAGTCAGCAGTCAATATCAAGGCCATTGGGATTATCTGCTTCTCTTCCTTCTCCATGCCCTGTTCGGAAGCTGCGCTTTTAAGTCGGTCATATTGTGCCTGATAGACTTCATTCAGCTTGCTATCTCCAAGGTTCGTTATGAGGTCGATAAACTCTCTCCCGGCATATCCGTAGTTTTTCTCAATGCACTTGCACACCCTGTTGCCTGTCTTGCCATTGAATAGCACCTCTCCCGATGCTTCTATATCTATAACTCTGTTGACCGCACCGCCCTGAGTAGATTCATCTACAAGTGACCGCTCACCATTGGTTATGGTACAGTTCCGCCAAGAGGTCAGCTTATTAAGTCCAAGCTCCTTGTTTGATCTGTCTCTTCCTTTACCGGCACACCATCTGTATATCAGTTCCGAGAAGTCCTCGTCATATTGGTTCTTTACTTGTGCCATATCATCTAGTGTCATTGGCAGGCTATTAAGAATATTAAGTCTAATCTCCATAGCCGTGTTGGTTGCCTTGGCATCTGTGATATACTTACCTTCTCCCGGATCAGCCCATACACTTGTGCATATCTTAAGGATTACTGACTTGCCTATCCCGGTGCCACCCCATAAGCTCACTATGAATGGAAGCGTACCGCATGGCTCTACGAGTACCGATGCGAATGAAGCTGCCAGATTGATAAGCACTTCGGGTTGCTTCTTTGCTCTTATCTCTTTGATAAGTGAATACCACTTTTCCCTGCTGCCTTCTTCCTTAATGGAATCAAACAGGCTCTTCATGCCTAGTTCGTTGTCAAAGATGACTTCATTTTGATACGGCAGGAATTGCTTTGTAATAACTCCGTCTTGATTCTTGTAATCTATCCAACCTAATCGGCTAGTAGAAGTGTACTCCTTTATTAAATCGGGATTTAAGGATTCTAACTCCGACAGATACTTAACAAGGTACGGAGCGGTTAAAGCCGTGACCTGTACAGAATCATTTGCAAGGCTTAATATCTTACTAGGGCTTGCTAAAACTTCTCTGCTTACAAATATATTACGCTTCTGTCCACGGATAAAAAATTCAATCTCAACTTTATATTTTCCTGTCTCACTATTTCGTAACACCCGTGTTGGATATATCGGATGAGGACATACAATAGTCACTTCGCCCTTCTCCGATCTGACTCTTACACCGTTATCGTCCGCAATCCAAGCACCGCATCTTAACTGGCTTGCTATATCAAGTCCTGAGAAGTCGGTCAATCCTTCGGCAAATATCGCATTGGTATTGGACAATTCCGTGCGCTTAAACTTCGCTTCTTCCCTTAGAGCACCCTTCCATGTAGCGTCAAACTCTGTTGTTATACCGAGTTCCTTTGCCTGTCTGCGAACATCATTCACGGCAATACTGCGGTCAAGTTCATTCTCTATGGCAAGAAGCTCATCGTATAGCTCCCTCTCTCTAAAGGAATCTTTTGTTAATTTCTTTGCATTTTCTATATACATACAATTCGTCAATCTCCTGATTGTCCGTTATGAGTTGCCATATATGGTCTATATACGGCAGATTGTTCATTGCATAGCACCATCCATCTGATAGAGGTTCATATATCTTGGCTGCTTCCCGGCAGATTGTGAGTGCCAATCCGACCGCTTTTTTGAGTACCTTTTTTTGGTGGGTTTTTCGCTCGATTTCGGCTTGTTTTGCCTTTAGTCGATTATTTGCTCGCCACCTATCTTTATCGCTGTTATAAGTGGCATAACTACCGCCTAATCGCTTGTATGCCGTTTTGAAGTCAACATTATCCATCTTCATAATGAATGCGAATATGTCACCATTCCACCCACAAGAGAAACAATTAGCACCATCCTTAAAGACTTTCATACTCGGATGTTTGTCTTCATGCCAAGGACAGGAACACATATTATTCCGAATCTTTATTCCGTAGTTCTTCATCACTTCCGGCATTGGGTTCTGCTTCTTGATCTCTTCGCTCGTCATAATCTCCGTTCTCCAACCGTGTCCGCAATTCCTTTTCTAATATCTCCCTTATCATGCGGCCGCTTAACTCCCTCTGTGTGAATATAGGTATAACTCCGTATCTGGAACACAAGCCAAGTAACCTATGCAGATATGCCTTCTCATTGAATTGTGTCTGATATCTGTGGTTGATTATCTTCTCCCATGTTGCATCCTGTACTAGCAGATACACCCTTGCTCCGTTCTCCGTAGCCCTGTCAAATTCTCTTCGGAATCTCTTATATTCCTGACAGAGATTACCGCTCAATTCTTCAAGGCTCATCTTGCGTTCTATCACCACATCGCCCTTGATAGGCTCATCCGGGTAGACAAGCCCACCACCGGGCAAGGTGAAAGCATATGTATAATCGCCATAATCAAGATGCTTGCGCTCCCACGGACACCCAAAAGCTTCATATCTCTTCTTGGCTTCTGACGTGGGTTGCTCCCTACTATCCACATATATAGTTAATGTGCTTAAGCAATTCTCAATATCAACGGGATTCATGCAAACGGCAGCTCCTCATCTATTCCATCAGGAATGCTCATAAAGTCATCGGGTGTCTTCTCTCCATAGTGATTCTTACTCTTAAACTTGATAGAATCCACTTTCACATCGGGAACATCCTTGACCGCTACAGGATATCTGACTTCTGTATAGACAATATCCTTGCCGTTGATCCTTGTGCCTGTCTCACCGAATACAAGCCCGATCTTCTTATCCTTCCACTTCTTTTCATCCCAGTCCCATGTATAGCCTTCGTTGCTCTCTTCCAGTGCATTAGTCCACTTGGCAAAACTGTTCTTAGTCCATCCGTCCTTTTCTGAACCATCATCCTTGGGAGTGTATACTATAGTCTTGCCCTTGTATACCTTATCTTCCCTTGTGTTCTCCTTATACTGTGTCTGATAGAAGTCCTTATACTGACCTTCCGCTATGTCAAACTGCACTGTGAGATATCCGCTCTTATCTCCATCTCTCGGTGTCTCCTTAACTCCGAGTATCTTACATACATAAGCACCCTTTGGAAGCTTCGCACTTCCTGTAAACTTCGCATTCTCCTTAGCTTCTGCGTAACCGTTAAACTGCTGCATAAATCTTACCTCCTATAATCCGTAATACTCTCTAACTGTAGTGTCCACTAGCTTCAAATCGTTCGGAATCTCTATATCGAACATATCCTCAGGTGTCTTGGCAGTGCTTATCCCATTGCTCTGGGTGAAAAACTTATGATCTCTGCAATAGAGAACGATATCAAAGCACCCTTCAATGGTTAGCTTCTCATCAAGCATCTTACCGATAGTCTTAGGCTTCTCTCTTCCGTCTGCTCCTGTCTCTGTGTGATGCAGGAAGTAGACTATCTTATCATCTTCCTCTAACTCATTGATAAAATGTATCAAGTTCCTGAAATTGGCTGCCATCTCGGTAAATTTATCGTATGTCTTCTCAAAAGCCCGGTCGAAAAGTTCATTCACCAGAAGATACTGACTGTCATCTATAACGATTGACTTCGTCTTGGCTGTCTGAATAGTCTTCTCGATCCATGCGTACTTACTCCTGTTAATCGTTGCATAGTCCGTCTTTTCTTCTCCTTTAAACGCAGGTATTTTTGCAACCTTGATATCAGACTTAAAAGGAAGTCTGCCCTTCTCTACTGATATAACCCCTACTTCCTCCGGCTTGAAGTTCTTAAGGGAATAAGTCTTGCCGGAACCGCTTGCTCCCATTACTAAGATAGGTAATGCCATAATCAATTCTCCTTCCTGTTGTACTTAATCAAATCTACTGACTGTGTTATGATCTCGCTTGCCACTCTTGAAAGTGATAAGTTCGTTTCTTCGGTAATATCAATCAAAGTGTTGTACGCTTCGGCTGATATTCTTATTACCGGTCTGTCCGTCTGCTTAAGGCGTTCGTACTTCCTAGCCGGAAGATAGATATAATCCTTGATCTCAATCATTAAGTCCTTCCTCCTCTCTCATTTCATCATTAGTCATAACCTCTGCACAATACTCGCAGTACCAATCATTCCTTATACGGACACATACATCCATGTTCATAAGGCTTCGTCCGCACTCATTACAGACAGGAAATCTGCTCATATGCGCTTCTAAGGCTCTTTGCCTAGCTTCTTCATCTTCCCAAGGTTCACGCATCTTCATCTTCCTCACTGCATTGTTCGTAGCCATCTTCATTTTCCCATAGGACTACACATAATTCATAACCTCTATCAAGGTCTACATACTTGTGGAATACCTTCCCGTTCCACGACTTGCGAACCTTAACTTCGGGAATATCAAAAGCCTTACAAACCTTGACAAAACTCTTATTGTCAAGCATCTGTATGGTTTTACCTGTGTTACCAAGCGAAAACTCAACGGGTGCATATTCTGCACAATCGGCCATCTGTGTGCTTAAGGTCATCATCTTGGTTATTGCCTTGCGTATCTTATGCTTCTTCTTATCTGTCATTTATCTATCCTCCTTACTCTGTGATATGAATGCTCTTGGACGATTATCCTTATTCATCTTCTCCAATATCTGCATCTCTAAGTTTCCAAGCCTGTTGATAGCTACAAGAATCTCATCTAACTTAGCAATAACATCATCTTTGTTATTCGTAGGAAGCTCCGGCTTAACTTCTTCCTGTTCTTCGGTCTTTTCCTTAAGCTGATATATGTCAGACAGATTGAACATATTGATAAGATGCATATAAGCAGCTTTTCTTATAATCCCTATTCCTACGACATTCTCCGTATTGTACAAAGAATCTACTATCTCTTTATTAGACCTACCATTCCTTGCAGGACGGTTATAGTTATGCCTTGCATTATTGAATGTGCTATCACATAAGCCTATTGATTCAATAAAATCACCAAAAGATAAATCTTCGGGATTCTCAATCTTTTTAGAAGCATAATTTCTCTTTGCTTGCATCTCCATCTTGCTTGCGTCTATAGCTATATAGCCTGTCATTAACTTCATCATTTGCTATATCTCTCCTTTTCTGTTAAAATTAATAAAACTTTATATATGTAACTGTTGATGCGCTATATCTTGTGGTAAGGGTTAGCGCATCACTTCTTTTAGCGCAGATATTTTTTGCTCCGCTTCATTGAAACGGCATATCAGCTCATTCCATAACATTGCAGAATCCATCATGTGAATAGCAAGCTCCTTCTGCTCCTGTGTGAAGCCGTTTATCACGTTCATAAATTCTGTCTGTCCCATCTGATTCATCTGTTATTCCTCCTCTCTTATGTAGTCGTATATGCTCATCTGTTCCTCTTGTGGGAAAACAAGCATTTCTTCTTTAGCTCTTGTGTAGAAGTTCCTGTCAATCTCAAATCCAAAAGCCGACCGATTAAGTTCATGCGCTGCTCTTAATGTTGCCCCCGAACCACAACAGGGGTCTATCACGACATCACCTTCATCTGTGAATGTTTCAATAAGACGCTTAAGCACTTTAACGCTTTTCTGTGCCGGATGTATCTTAGGTATATCCTTACCATCACGCTCCCACTCGAACCAGTTAAACACCATATGCCCTGTACCCGGTATATTCTTACCGTTCTCATCCCACTTAACGCCATTACGGAATTTTGGAAGTCTATCTCTGTATAAGAGAAGTGCATATTCTGTAGCTCCAACCACACGCATATTAGCCTTAAGCACTTGTGGGCTATAGTTCTTAACGAATATCAGCGGTATATAATTCACAAATCCATGTTTCTTGGCGGCATCTCTTAAAGTCTGTAATTGTTCAAACGAACAAAAGACAATCATACATGGGCTGTCACTGCTTCGACCTCTTGATAGTGGCTTTGTATCGTCCTTTTTAAGCATCTTGCTACAGAAGTGAAAATACTCATACAGATTGAAGTTGAAGTCACTATTAAAAGCTGCTTTTCCTGCTAGTTTGCTTTCTCCGTTCTTATTGTCCCCCCCCACATACCACATGGGATTACTACCATAGAAGTTAGTTCCAACATTGTATGGAACATCCGCTATTATCAGTTGTGCAGGTGGAATAGCATACTTCTTATAGTTCTGCATTGAATCCCTATATATTTCGCATTTCAATTTCACTCGTCTATCACATCCTCTCTTTTAGTAGTCCATGATTCCAAGAAGTACATATAATATGGTGGTTTCTGGAATCTTAGCTTTGCCTTTCGGTTGACCTGTTCAGCTCTTGAAGCCATCTCATAGAAGGCTTGCTTTGCTTTTACAGGCTTATCAAACTCTCCTATCATCCTTCTTCCCTTCTGGTGCACAGGTGATTCTTACCTTGCTCCAATCTACATCCCATCTCTTAAGTTCCCACGTTATCTCTCGCCATCTTTGACGGAAATAGTGGACGTATAATGTATCTTGTATCATCCTTTTGCTCCTTCAATCACTTGCACCCATATCTTGCCGGATGCTCCGTTCTCATATGCCGAGTCCATAAACTCTTGGCAATCCTCTAAGGTCGGACACCACACATCTATCACATAATCATTGCAGCCCGAATCTTCAACCTCATAGATTCCCAGTCCCTTGCCTATCCTATTCTCTGGCAATCTCTGATAGATAATGATTGTCTTGCCTATCAAATCGGGATTACCACTTGCGCATATCCCTTCTCTTACTTCCTTGCCTGTGTAGGTCTTGCCCGGTAAGCAATATGCTGTTGCGTGTGCCTTGATTAGTTCCGGCTCCTCGGCTGCCTTACCGCTTAAGGAAGTACAGGCGATCAAGAACATTGCTGTTATTAGTCCTTTTGGCATTCTCGATATCATCCTTCATGTCTCCAATCCATATAAGAAGCGCTCCGGCTATTATCAGAATCAAGCTGATTGATAACTCCCTTCCGTTGCCATATGCTTCTGCTAGTCCACCAAGACCAAGCAGACATATAGCGAAACCTACTTTACTCATCAATATTTCCTCCACTGTCCATTCTTAATATCTAGGTAATTCGCAATCTTTCCTGCTAAGAACCTACTCGGATTCCGACTACGATCTGCCCGAAAGTTGTATAAGCTCCTGATAGATACATCAAGTTCCTGTGCAAGCTCCTGGTATGACATATTGCGGTTAAGCAATTCCTCATCCATGATCGCTATGAATCTGAAATACTCTTCCGCTGTTCTGAATACGATCTCTTTCATATCTTCATCAACCTCAATATCTGTTCATCCGTCAGCTCCAATGCCTTGAATATCTTTATCAAGTCCTCGTATTTGAATGAATTATTAAGGATTTTGTACGAAAGATTCTGCTGCGGTATTCCTGATAGCTCCGCAAGTTCAGATTGCTTCAAGCCTTTTCTTTTTCTCAATCCCTCAATGGTCATGCCGATATCACATACCATGTATTTGGGTTTAAGTTCTGCTATTCTTGGCATTTTCCTCTTTGTTCTCCTTACTGTCACATATCGTGTCATTCATCGGCATAAAAAATTGCCTGTACGGTTGTGTCATAATACTTTGCTATCGCTAATTTAACTTCATCTCGTGGGATTCTTTCACCACGCTCATACATTCCGATAGCTGACAGACTCGAACCAATCGCCTTGGCTACTTCTTCCTGCGTCTTGTCTCCTCGAAGGGATATAAGTCGCTTTCCTATTGCTTTTGCGTCCATCTAATAACCTCCTTTCTCTTGGCTCTGAACCGATATTACCACACGACACAAATTGTGTCAACACGTTTCGTGTCATTTATGGTAAAATATTTTTGAAAGGAGGTTTGAGTTATGAATAAATATGGATTGAGACTAAAAGAATTGCGTGAACAGAATGGATATACACAGGAATCATTAGCTAAACTTCTTAATACTTCCCGGAGCAGAATAGGTATGTATGAACAAGGGAAACGTCAACCAGACTTTGAGATGCAGGAAGCAATAGCGGATTTGTTTAATGTTTCTATTGACTATCTCTTTGGTAGAGAATCAGATACCAACCTTAACAATCTGTACAGAGCATATGAACATCAATTCAAAGTAAAGAAATTGACTCAGGAAGACCTTGAACTTATTGAAATGTACCATTCTGCTGACGAACAAGCGAAGGAAATGGTAAATAGAATCTTAAAATATAGCAAAATGATAAAGGATAAACTATGAAAGTAGAAAAACTCCCAAGCGGATCATACAGAATCAAGAAGATCATAAACGGTGTAACCTATCGGCATACATTCGATCATAAGCCGACACAGAATGAGATAGCACTAGAGGTTGCCAAGATGATTGAAGATGTACCCACCAACAAGGGTACTTTCTTTT